TAGTCGTTGTAATTTTTAACTCTACCCAAAAGTCATGACCTTCGTACAAACCGTTCAAGTCTGGAATTCCACCACCGTGTCTATTTTCAATTCTAGTCCACAAAACTTGAGGCGTATTAGTCTTTAATTGTTTATAGAAATTACTTTCGCTCACTTCTTAATCTCAACGTCGTCAAGTATTTCTATATCCCCTTCTTTATCATCCCAAAAAGTCCAATGATTTTCTTGAACGTCACAAAATGCTTTTGTGCGGGCGTCTTCTTCGTTTTCTGCTTCAATCTCACGTTCGTAATAGATTTTTTCAAAACCAAATACTTTAAACTTACTCATGATTATGCCCTTATAATTGAATCTATTTTAGCGTTATCTAAGATCCATTCACTAGCAAATTTTGAATTAGTCTGTAGTTTTATGTAAGTGTCCTCGTCTATTGTGATCGAACAAAAGTCAACATACCACGTTGGTGGTTCAACGTAATACTCTGATTCAAATTTTTCTGCCATGATATACCTTTCTAGAAATTCGCTGAAGGCGTGGGATTAGTTTCTCACCCACAAGCTTTCGACTACAGATGAACATATCTCCATGTCTACTCACAACCACCCTTGATTACCTCAGGCATTTGCCCATACTTCATCTCAAGTGTACCTTACCCCTCTGTTAAAGAGTTGTTCAGTCAGCCGATACCGAGAGCTACTCTGTATCACGAATAAAAACATTATCCCATATTAAAGGGATAATGTAAATAGTTATTTCTGTCGCACTTAGTCTTTTGTTAAAGACTTGATCTCGTCAATTAATTGATCGCGCTTTTGTTTCACGATGTCAATTATCTCGCTTGAAAATTGAAAACATAATAATTGAACGTCGTGATGATTCAGATCATTAGCTGATATGCTTCTATGATTACCAAATTCAGAACACTTCTTTAGAAAGTTTTCTACACGTTCTAAATCATACTCCATGTCCTCTTTCGCGCTTTGATAATATGAACTTACTTTTGACATATGATTACCTCCTTACAGTCTTTCAGTTACTAAAAATTCATCAAATGAATATTTATGTATTGCACTCTTATCACCTATTATTCGTTCCCATACTTTAATAAATCGTTCCTCTGAAAAACCTGACGTCCAAAATTTATGAAATAATTTTGTTATCTTGTCTTGTATTTTCTGAGGCAATGGCGGATACATATTTGTATTTAAGTGAAAATGTAGTGCCGTATGTAAATCATCGATAGAATAACTATTCTCGATGATATCTCTTGCCATGTTTCTTCCCATGCTTTCTCCCTTCTATTCGAAATAATATTTAGCTTTTTTTCTGTTCTTATAATTATGAACATGCAAAATGCTTCTAATGTTATCATCAACCTGATAACAGTTTTTCCACTCGTATGGATACTTCTCGAAGTTTGAGACGAATTTATAAACGTCAAAGTTTTCCATTCTTCTTAACTTCATCAATGCACGTATAAAGTATTGACGGTTCCAAATCTTGTCATCAATCTTAGAATTTGCTAACATTGATATTTGAATTTTAACTTTCTCAAATACTTCATCACTAATTAGAAGTTCACCATTATTGAATGCTCTGCTATTAACAACGCACTCACCGTCTTTTGAAAACTCCTCACAAGCTTTCAATACAAATGAATGAGATACACCCATGTTTACTAACTGCATATATCTCTCATAATTGTCATCATATTCTGTGGCTGAATATGAATTTCCAACATCAGTAGGAACCCAATTCTTTTGGTTCTTGTTTATGATCCTGATCGCTTCTAATAAGTCACGATGGTTCTTATACTCTTTGTTGTGAATCATATAACGAATTGGGATGTTTAGTTTTTTACAGACTTCAGTTCTGTGTTGCCCATCCATTATATACCACTCACGCTTTTTCTTATCGAAATAAATTAGCACAGGGGTAGTTAGTCCAATCGCATCAATATCTTTAGCTAGACTAGTTACCCTTTCTTCTCTTATAGGTCTATTACCTCTGATTAAGTTAAACTTAGAGTAGTCTGTTGTTGTGTATACTTCTTCTCTTGCTCTCATTTATACCTCTCAACTATTACAAAAGGGAAAGAATATTTATCCATCCCTTGTTCTTCTAATTTCTCAAGAAGTTTTGAATTAAATTTTTTTATTTCCAAATAAGTTTTAAGTTTAAGTTCCTCGAACTTACCAACTTCTTGCACAGTTACTTTTGATGTCATGATGACCTCCGCTTATTACTTGACATCCCATTATAATGAGATAATATCAGATGTCAAGAAAGGATTAATTATGTTTTTATTTCTATTTAAGTTTATAACTTTTATCGCTCTGACTCTATTTCTACTGTTGTTGTATTATCTTCTATAACGTCATACTCACCATTAACAATCAGTCCTTCTCGAAGCTCTTTCAATTTAGCTTCGAGCTCAGGTCTGCTCATCTTATCTAAACTTCCCGTCACCACTTCCTTACGATCAACATATAATCCGACGGCTTGTCCTCTACGATACTCAGCATTTATCGCCGCCGCGAACTGACCATTCTCGACCGCCATATCTCTCAACCGTGCCATCTCTCTCATGTGCTTTGTTACATCAAGCTTAGATGCTTCTGCATATTCTCTCTGTTTCAGTTCAATGGCTTCTACAACTTTAGGATAATATCTTGGGTTTCTTAAATTGCATGCTGCCGTCGTGGCAGATTTACCAGAGTATCCTGCTTCTCGAGCACATTCGGTAGGAGTCAATCGACCGTTTGCTTTGCAAAAGATTTCTACAAAGGCTTGTTGTCTATTTGATAGACCTGATCTATTTCTAGGCATGTTTAGTTTTATATACTATTTTTCTGCTTTTCAAAATCTCTATATATATTTTAAAAAGTATATATATATTTAATTTTTCTAATTCGTGAGAGAAACCTCAGATAGTGATGGGATTGTATGGGAGAAAGGTTACGTCGGTTACGTCAAGGTTACGTCTAAAAAAGGCAAAAAGTAACCATAAAAAGATAGTGTTTTCAATGACTTAATGTAAAAGTTACGTGGGTTACGTCATTTTTGAAAAAAATTTCATTTTTAATTTCAAAAAAACTTTTTAAAAGTTCCATGTGCCATGATCCGCGTAACTTGATCAAGTCCTCAACGGAAGGTATGACTCAAGCTATTGAGGACCTGAACAAGATAATTACAAATTTAACTAGTTCCGCGGGCACCTTAAGCTGTCCCATACCTAGCAAAACAGCAGTGTTTTACACAAGCGCTACGTATTACACCGTTTCGTGTCCCTCACGATGGCGAACCTCACCGAATTTTGTAATTATTTTTATATCGGCGTCCAAAGTCTGGTTCCTAGAGGCTTTGCGTCCTCGTGGCTACATCTTGGTTTCCGTATATCATTTTCCAACGGACCAGCCACCGATATGATCTTAGTATCCCACATTATTAGGATAATGTCAAGGATTTTTTTGGAGGTGGGGGCAACAAGTAGTATTGATTGAATTTACTTTAAGGTTACCCCCACCGACCATGTATAACATCCTAAAATGTTCATACTCAAAGTATTAGCACCTTGAATTATTAGTATCCCATATTATTAAGACAATGTCAAGAAAAAAATAAAAAAAGTTATCCCATCTTTTTACAAGTTATCCACAGAAAAAATTTTTTAACCGTTGACTTTATCTCATAAAAATGGGACAATGGAGTTTAAAGAAAGGATATAGTATGGACATCGGATATAAACAAGACGGCAAATATTATAAATTAGTCGTCGGTAAATCCCGCGAAAAAGATTTACCCGAAGTTTTTTACGTTCAACTTTATGCGTACGATAAAGATTTCACGTCGCGTAAAATGATAGTCAATGCTTGTGTGGATAGCGTTGACATATTATGGGAGGGAAAGGATGGAGATTAGATATTCCCATGCGTTTGAAAAAATAGATCATGCGCAAAAATATATCATTGAAGTTAAAGAATGGCTCAATGAAGATTGTATCGACAAAGGTTCGTACGATCAGGTCGATAAATTAGCTAAAGCGCTTCAATTGATCAGAATGATTTTAAAGATTTATAATCCTTCTGAATAAAGTCGTTTTAAGGGCCGCTGAGGGGGTATTTCGATACCCCCCAGTATGTTTGTACCCCCCTAATTTGACCCATGGTCCCCGCTCCATTGTTGATTTAGAAAAACAGGTGTGCTACTATCCCATAATGAAAGGATAAATAATGAATAAGGTTTACAATCCTCTTGGAAGAAGGGGTAAACAATACGAAATAAAGTTAAATTACAAAACGTTACAATATCTAAGTATGTTTTTACACCAATACAAAGACGACGGGCTGAGGGATACCGAAGAAAAAAGACTGGCTTATGATCAATCGATCAAAGCAGTTAGAAAAGGTATCGGCGACGCTTACGAATATTTTTTATCAAAAGGGACAAAACCAAGAAGTTATCATTTTCAACAAAAGGGGGTATAATGGGTAAGGTAAAAGCGTGGTTAATGGAGATGGATGAGGACGCTCAAAACATGGACGAAGCAGAATTCGTCAAAAAATACGGCGAAACTTACCGTCACGTCTGGCGCAATGAACAAATATGGCTTGAGTCTAGAAAAGAAAATCGAGAGCCTGAAAAATTCTCAGAGGAGCATAAACTTTGGGAAGGCGGGGGATGAAGGATAAGATCAATCCCAACTACTACCGCGGGACCATAGAAGTATCAGACTTCATTCGCGAATATAAATTAGATTACTTCGAGGGCAACGTAGTCAAATATATTACTCGGTGGCGTAAGAAAAACGGCATCGAGGACTTAAAAAAAGCGCAGTGGTACCTGAACTATTTAATCAAAACACAAGAAAATTAACGTAATATTACAGATTATTTCAAAGCGTTTTTAAATTCTTTTATAATATTTTCGTGTTTTAGATACTTTTTACTACGAATATGAACCTCATTTTTCTCATTCATCATCACAAACCAACGATCAAGATGTTTCCATTTCTCACGATCGCTAATTTTAGGAGGAAGATGGGTACGATCTTCACTACTCTTGGTTCCTTTGCAATCAACAAAGACCGATTTTCCCGTTTCTAAGTTCACGACCACGAGATCAATTGGTCCAAGTTCCGTGATGTTTGAGTAGACGACATAGTTCTCGTCTAAGTCTTCTAAGTATTGAGCTATCATCCTTTCGACCTTTCTCCCGAACTTCTTTCTAGGATTTAAAAAACGGCATCGCCACTCATCTTGACTCGCCCCCGTACTTTAACTGCGGAGAAAATAATACTGGGCTTGGGATAGCTCTAAACAACGATGCCGCCTAATAGAAGGGATAGTAAGTAAGGAGTGAGCTATCCAAACTTTTAAAATTCTTCTTTTTCCACAAAAAACTTTGGATCTCTATCAGTTATTTTAATTTTTTTCATTAAAAACCATCTTTCAATGACTTTAATCGAGTCTTCTAAATTTTCCCCGATATCATATCGGGCATAGGTGATTAAGTTACTGATGGCTTTCTTCAACTCTGGATTCATGGTGGGCTCCGTTCGGTTTGGGCGTCTTGCCATTTAATTTATCATGTTCGTTATCAATTAAATAACGAATAAACGATCCCATGGACATGTAACGTTCTTTTGCCATAGGAGCAGCTTTGTTATAACTTTCTATTCGGACTGCGACCGACTTATATTTTGCGGTATTCATGGGATAATCTTATATAATTATTAGTATTTTGGCAACAGATAATATATAAAATTAGTATGAAGGTATTATTAATAATGATCGTGTGCATACAGGACCCTTTTTTGGAGCTAAAAAAGTCATGTATTACTGTTCCCATGGAGGAGCAGTTTGAAACAGTCTCAGAATGTTCTTATTTTGTTCAACAATTTAAGTTACGTAGCTTTAATCCCGCCATTTACATGGATGGTTTTTGCACAACTAAAAGTTTTACTTAGGAATTCCCTTATAATAACCCTCAGCGTTACCGTTTTTAGCTACATACCACGTGCGCTCTGAGGCAGAATTAACGTAAATTCTATTATCAATATTCATCTTTCTAAAGGTATCGGCGACCGCCTGTTGAACACTTTCCAAGTAATAATCGTCCCCAATCATCACACCGTCAGGCTTTAACTTCGGCCACCAATTATCAATATCATCGCATACATCGTCATAAGTGTGAGATCCATCGATAGATATGGCATCAATCGAACCATCTTCAAAACGGTCTAAAAATTCTTGATTATCACTGCGCCCTTGCAAAGGGATAACAATCTCACGGCCTATAAAAAACCGTAAATTATTTCTAAATGTGTCATACATTTTGTCTAAATTAAGGTGAGCGTGCTCTTTTCCGCTTCCCTCCCATGTATCAATACAGTAAATCTTGACGTTTTCCTTGTTCGCGTTCCAAAAAGCGGTGGCTAAGAAATGCGTAGAGCGACCCATAAATGATCCGATTTCCACGATCTTAGCTCCGTCAGGCAGATTACTAGCCAATTGAGCATAGGAATCGGTATAATTAAACCATCCGGGTATCTTGTGATATGTTAATTCCATTATTCTTCCTCTTCTATTCCGTCTATGTGATTCATTACCAAGTCTACCCCGGTATTATTTTTTAGTTCGATTTCGAAACCCTCAAAGTATTTGTGCATGTTTGAAAGAAATTTTAATTTAATTTTATGGTCCATCATCTGTTCATGAAAGAAATCGCTGTTGGTAATAAATGAAACGTCTGTGCCGAAGTAACGTCGCTCCTCTCCGTCTTTGCGAAGAGGAATAATAATCTGAACGTATTCGTGAAAGCCTTCTTCTTCGGGATAAAATCTCTTTCTTCTTTCTTTCTCAAAATCAATAATCACTGCTGCTTTACTGATTCTTCGTACATCCCTTTTAATTTAAAAATTTCCTGTCTCATTTCTTGTTTGTCTACGCATAACTCTTCAATCTTTTTCAACGCTATTTGATAGGTTGCTTGCAGAGACGCGAGTGCCTTCTCTAAATCATGTATCTTTTCCATAATGTACTCCTTGTTATTTTCTCGCCGCACCGTACCCGCGTTTTGCGAGACGTCCAGCTAGTTTTGATTTTTTGTTTTTCTTGGGTGAAACAATCTTATTACCTTTCTTCTTCTTATCGACCATACCGCCCGTGGCGCCTTTGGTAGGCATCCCGGTACCGCTTAGTTTTTCTTCTAAGAAAATTTCAAGTAATTCTTTAAATCTCTCTTGGGTCTTTTTTCTTTCCTCAGGATCATCAATCTTTCTGATATCTTCTTTGGACATACCTATTTGGTTTTCTGCCATCTCTATCATTTCATTAGAATAAGGAAGATTAAAACCAAAAATACCCATAACGATCTTTATATCTCACTCATCTTGCAAATTCAATTCCTTTATTTGGCCCCAATTAGGACCTACTTCAACGTCAACCTTTGATTTTACCCTAAGTTCGACACAGTTTTCCATAATATTTTTTATTTCTTTTGCATCTTTTTCACTTGACAAACTCAAATCTAGTTCATCGTGAACTTGGATATGTGCTAGGTATCCTGCTTCGTATAAATCTACCATAGCCTTCTTCGTTTGATCTGCGGCGCTACCTTGAATTAGCCTGTTTAATGCTTTGTAAGTAAAAGCACGTTTGATGTCTTTCCCATATTCTCTTTCCGCTTCAGCTCTTGGTAAAGGCTTATTAATACCAAACTGATTAGGTTCCCATAATTCAAAACGACAGACACGACCCAATAAAGTTCTAACCGTTCCAACATCACCTGCTTTTTTCGATGCTTGATCTATTAACTGTTTGACAAACGGAACGCGAGAGTGATACTCCTCAAACAATGCCGACGTATCATCAACATCAAGACCGAGCTCGCTACTTAGCTTTCCCTTACCCATGCCATACATCATACCTAGATTTATGGTTTTCGCCTGCTTACGATCAATCCCCGCCATGTCAGCCACAACCTGATGGAAGTCGGCGTCGGTTTCTTCGTATGCTTCTATTACTTCGTCAGCACCTCTTAAACCGCCCATGGTAAGTTTAGCAAAATGAACGAGAATTCTAGGTTCTTGCTGAGAGTAATCGAAGGTTCCCCATCTTCCTCCCTCTTCGGGAATGAAGAGACTTCTTATCAATGGCCCCAATACCTTATTGCGCGCTGGGACTTGTTGGAGATTTGGGCTACTGTAACTAAAGCGCCCGGTAACTGTGCCCCCAGTTTCACCACGCATTTGATGGATTTCTGCATGAATCCTACCATTATGATTGTGTTTTAAGATCGTATCTATAAATGTTGTTCTTGCTTTATTTATCTCTCTAGCTTCATTGATCATCTTAGCGAGAGGCGAAGGATGTGTTAACAAGAAGTGTTTGTTAAAAGATGGTTCATTAGACTTTGGTGTTTTAGGATAACTAATATCCTTAGCATCAAAAGCTTTCGCAATTGATCTAGCTTCCCAAACACTAATTTCAAAACCTGTATCTTTTTTAATTTGATTTAATATTCCCTTTTCTTTTTTAAGAAGTTCGCTTTTAACACTCTCAGCCTTGTTGATGTCAACCCGGACTCCTTTCTTCTTCATTTCTAATAAGCATGGAAATAGTCTTGTTTCGAGATCAAATATGCTAGTCAATTCTTGCTTTGTGATTTCTACGCGTAAATGATTCCATAATCTTAAAGTAACGGCGGCGTCTTGTTCAGCGTAAGGTCCCACATGCATTGGTGGTAATAAATACATTTGACTTTTTGCATCTACTCCCCATTCTTTTGCGGCTTCATATAGTAATGCTTCTGATTTTGTTTCACCTAGATAATGTTTAGATAATTCATTTAAGCTATATCTCATCATGTTTTCATTGACGAGAGGAGCAGCAATCAATGTATCTAGTATTCTTCCATTAATTTTTAATCCCATACCACAAGTAATCCAACCAACGTCATACATCGCATTGTGAAATATTTTATCAGCAGAAGTATTGAGAACTACTTGAAACCATTTCTTAAAAACTTTTTCATCAAAGTTACCACCGCCTTCGTGACGAATAGGATAGTATGCTTGCCAACCTTCAACAGCAATAGCAACCCCTATGACATATCCTTTGTTGGTTGCCCAACCCGGTCCGATGTCCTTGATGTGTGGATCGTAGGTTTCTAAGTCGATAGCAATTTCTTTTGCATCTGATAAATCAGGAAAGTCTTCAGGAGGAAGCCACTCACTAGGTGGCTGAAAAAGTGGATATTGCACGCCCATCAATGTACCCTTTGAAATAATTCGGAAAATTCTCTGTTAGAATTTGATCGAACAATATGCAAATTTTCTTTTGCTCTTGTTACTCCAACATAAAATACCCTACGTTCATCGTCTTTATCTTTCCAATAAGAGTCATCTGCCTTTTTAGAAAGATCAGTTAGTAACATGACGTTATCAGCCTCCCCACCTTTAGCGCCATGAATAGTCGACAGTTTGATCCGTGGTTCGTGAGATAAGTCACTCTCACGACGTAACACTGCAGATAAATAAAACTTCTTTGATTCAGGAATCTTTGTCATAGCTTCTTGCCACGGTGTGTTTCTATCTAAATATAAACCGTGATCCTTTACCAATTCTTCATATGTGAAAACTTCTTTCTGAACATTCTGCATTTGTTTATGTCTTCTTTCGATCTTAGGAAGATAATAGTAAATATTTTTTACATCGTCTAGGTCTATTAAATTCTTACGTTGTAATTGTTCCCATGCACGCACTGCTTTAAACAAACGATCACTAATTGAACGTTGTTCATTGCGCTTGTAGTAATAACCTTCAGACTTTAAATAATCTTCTACCTGATCAAGAATATAATTTGTACGACCTAAGATCATCCAATCACCATCTGATAATGGTTTTAAATGTCTCGTAGGTAGATATTTAACTGTCCCCTCTTCTTCTCTTGGACTCCAATTTTTAAACACTCTGTTCGATACAGGCATAATAATATTGTTAGCAACACGCTGAACAGACTTTGGTATTCTATAAGATTGACCTAAAATTATTTTTTGACCTTCCATATTAACTAAGAAATCACTGCGAGCGCCTGCCCATTTAAAAATAGCTTGGTCATCATCGCCCGCAATGTAAATTCTCTTTACTTTTTTTGCCAGTTTTTCAACCAATTGCCATTGTAACCAAGATAAGTCTTGCGCTTCGTCAATAATTATTACTTCTAAGCCTACGTTCATATCCCGTTTGTTGAACTCAATGAGCATATCGGTGTAATCAAACTTAAAACGAGGACTGTTACCACCGAATTTATAATCTTCTAAACCTTTTGCGATGTATTCTAATTTTAATAGGCCACCCTCTAAGTGTCCGTCATGTTGTTGAAACTGCTCTTGAATACTTACACCGTTGATTTTTGATAAGTCAATCAATGCCGTAAACTGATCATCAGGAAAACCTGCGCCTAAAGTATTAATCTTACGATTTGGATTTGATAAACGTATTTGTAACTTGTCAGATAGATAACGATAATCTTCATCGCTCATCACATCACCCTCGGACAAACCGATAGAATGATAAGCTAAACTGTGAAGTGTTTGAAAATGTTTAAAGTTCTTTTTAGAAATGGAGGGAAACTTAGTCAAAGCCCGTATCAGAGCTTCCTGTGCTGCTTTTCTTGTAAATGCAAAGTATCCTATTTTTAAGGGATCGACTCCTTGCTCCACCTCCTTTGCAAAAACCTCATTCAAAAGATAGGTTGTTTTGCCAGTTCCGGGCGGACCGAAGATTATTTTCCTTAAAACGGTAATGTTTCCTCCATATTCGGTGTTTCTAAATTAAGTTTATCGGTCTTATTGTACGGTACATACCACATAAAAACAGTCTTGTTTTTTATTTTCTTTCTGATATCGCCCCCTCCCATTTGTTTGATACGAGCAGACATCTGTGTTGTAGTAAAATCTTTAAACTGTT